CCAAGCGCTAACAACGGCGGCGGAGCTCCAATTATTAAAGTTAATAGCAATCCAAATCCAGCGCCTTACAAAAGCAGTGGGGTGAATAGCTATGATGCACATGAGTATCGCGCAACGTATAAATCTGAAGTTGTTGACCCACACTATGGCTATGAATATACAGGACCAGATGTAGTTAAAATTAATACAAACCCATCTCGCGTATCACCTTCTTTATCTCAGCCAGGCAAACTCGGTGGACAACACACCGGCGGACACGCAGGACACTAACTAAAGGATTCTAATGCTAACTATGCCGCAAGTTGTGGCGCGAGTTCAGTCTCTGCGCTACCGTGCTACAAGTCGCGACATGCGAAATGGCGACGTCCAGATGGTTCGTCAGGGTAAGATCTCACAGGTCTACCCTAACTTCTTCCCAGACGGTATTGACCAGAACGTGGTCGCTAACTTTATTGACATTGTCGCTCGCGACCTTGCTGAAGTCATGGCACCACTTCCAACAATTAACTGCTCTGCTGTTAACCAGACTTCAGACCGTGCCCGTACCTTTGCTGATAAGCGTACCCGTATTGCAGCTAACTATTTTAGACATTCAGATTTCCAAGTACAGATGTACAACGGTGCTGATATGTATATCACCTATGGTTTCCTCCCGTTCATTATTGAATTGGATGAAGAAGCAAAGTTGCCGCGTATCCGATTAGAGAACCCAGTGGGTGCTTACCCAGAGTTTGATCGCTATGGAAGATGCACTGCCTTTGTAAAACGATACTCAATGACACTGGGTGAATTAGTTGCTCAGTTCCCAGACTATGATCGTCAGATCCTAGGTCCAGACGGATACAAGCAAGACCTTAATGGGATGATTGAAATGATCCGTTATTACGATAAGGATCAAAGCGTTATATATTTACCTTCACGCTCTAACCTCTTGCTCTCACAGGCAAGTAACCCGCTAGGCAAGATGAATGTCATCATTGCTAAGCGTCCAAGCGTAGACGGTGAACTCCGTGGGCAGTTCGATGATGTGTTGGGCATTCAGTTGCTCCGTAACCGATTTGCTTTGCTAGCTATGGAAGCAGCAGAGAAATCCGTTCAAGCACCAATCGTACTACCTAACGATGTGCAGGAACTTCAACTAGGTGGAGATGCGGTCATCAGAACTGCAAACCCACAAGGTGTACGACGTGTGGAGCTTACGCTGCCACAGGGGGCGTTCACTGAGCAGCAACTTCTAAATGAAGAACTCCGAGTAGGAGCACGCTACCCAGAATCACGTACCGGAAACGTCAAAGCATCCATCGTTACAGGTGAAGGTGTACAAGCACTTCTTGGTGCTTTTGATACCCAGGTGAAATCTGCACAAGCTATCTTTACAACAGCGCTACGAGATGTTATCTCGATCTGTTTTGAGATAGATGAGAAGATCTTCAACGAAGAAAAAACAATCCGCGGCACCGATGCAGGTGCACCATATGCGCTGACCTATACTCCGTCAAAAGATATTAAGGGCGATTACTCAGCCGATGTGCGCTACGGAATGCTCGCAGGATTGAACCCAGCACAAGGCTTGATCTTTATGCTTCAAGCACTTGGTGGCAAACTCATTTCTAAAGATATGGCTATGCGTGAACTACCGTTCAATGTGAACGTCACGCTTGAGCAGGAACGTATTGAGACCGAAGATCTCCGCTCTGCATTGATTGGTTCAATGCAAGCAATGACACAAGCAATTCCTCAAATGGTTATGCAAGGACAGGATCCAACGGATCTAGTCAGCAAACTAGCAGCAGTTATCAAGATGCGCCAAAAGGGCGTTGTCATTGAAGATGCTATCGAGGAAGTGTTTAAGCCAGAGAATCCTCCTGCTGGGGCAGAACAACCGGTTGAACAGCCGCCCGTCCCCGCTGGTCCCGCTGCTCCAGCAGGAGGCGCTGGCGAAGCGCCACAGCCTGGCATGGAAGCTGGACCAGGAATGGTACAACAGAAGCCAGAACTACAAACATTACTGGCAGGACTATCAAGCACAGGCGCAACTAAGAGCAGTGTTAGAACAAGTAATCGTCGCGTTGTAGGTTAGGAGAGATCATGGCAGCTCGTAAGAAGAAAACTGTCATTGATGAGTCCTACTCAAAGCTAGACCTATACGCAATTCAATTAAACGAATACTACAAGTCATTACGTAAAGCAGGTTTCTCTGTAGATAATGCTTTGTGGATTTTAGTTACAAAGGAATCCCATCCAGAATGGATGCAGGAACCTACGTTTAACGATATTAAACAACATATGGAAGACGAGGAAGAATAATGGCAAGAGGCGGCTATCGTCAACCTAACAATCCAGCACCAGTCTCCGGACCAGGAGCGCTATCAAAGCGCACTGATGGTGGTGCTACAGAAGGAATGACCCAACCAGCACAATACATTTCTGGTTTGGGTTATGGAAAAGGCAAAGAAACCTACGACACACAGACTGCTGCGCCTATGCAGGGGAACGATATCCCTGCTATGCCAACACCTCAAGCCGTTCCTCTCTCTGCGCCTACCATGCGTCCAAACGAACCTGTAACTTCAGGTATTGATATGGGACCGGGACCAGGCTCAGAGGCAGTACGTTTGCCTAACATGCAACTGTCCCCATCTCATACGGTCAAACAAATCGCTCAGAATGATCCATCAGGGGAAGCAGAACTTCTTTACAGAGCGCTTATTGACCGAGGACTGTAGTGACAGAACTAGATCCTAACGTAGCTAAACTTTCACCTTCACTTTATTCAGCTGCATATTATGCAGGGCTTAATGGACAGCAGGTTAACACAGTTAATCAGATTGCTGGAACCGTTGCACTCAATAAAGAACTTTCTGGCTTGCCCACAGACAGGGCTAATGCGCGTTGGAAGACACTTGACCCACATGCGCAGGAACAAATCAAAGCCATGTATGGGGACGCTTCTTACATTCCTAAACAACAGGATAACCTTATCTGGCGTGGCATCAAAGATGTAGCCAATATTGGACTAGGTCCTTTTAAAGCAGCTTTTAAAGTAGCAGGAGAATACAACCGTGCAATCAATACTCCGTATCTCGTTCTTCGCGAGATTAGCCAAGGGGCTAACCCTCTTAGTTGGAACGTATACAAGAACGCCTTCGACGGAACAAGTGTATTCGACAACCAAGCGCTAGCATCTTTACACCAGCAGTACGGCAACACAGATACATTTGTTGCTATGAAGACTCTTCAGGGTCTTAAGCCAGGTGAAATTATTGATGCTTATGGTCAAGTCAATGGAGACATTATTAAGTCTCTTACTAAGATGTTCAATGAACCAGATAAGTTCCAGAACATGCTTAATCAATTTAAAGCAGCGCAGATCTCTCCAGGTCGCGACCTTGCTCGCATCATGTTTAATGCTAGCCCAACAGATCACAAACTTTATGGTTCACAGAAGTGGAACAAAGTATCTGGTCTTATTGACGCTGTCTACCAAGTTGTAGTAGATCCACTTACTTGGGTTACTGGTGGTACATCTAAAGCTATTACCCGTGCCGATAAACTATCTGAGCTTCTTGCAAGAGACCCATCAGGGGCAAACATTGCAAAGGTATTTGGACGTAACGATGTCCGAGACACCTGGGATAAAGTAGCTGGTCCACTTGTAAAGAATCTAGCTGAAGCACCAGACCTTAACGCTCGTCGTATTGCTCGCAATGACATTGCTCGTCAGATGCCAGATCTTAACAACGACAGTATCTTGCACTTGCTATCGACTAATAAAGTATTTGATGCTGAGTCAGCTAAAACTTTCTTTGGCAAATCTGAAGCTATGCTTGATTTGCTATCAGGACGCGTTGATGGAACTACGTTCTTTCGCACTGGTATTCCTATTGCTAAGCGTTCAAACCTTGTTACAGCAGGACTCAAGAAATCTGTTAATGACTTCTTTAACGGGGTTGAAGATACTGCTGTAAGCACTGACTTTGTTAATGACTTACACAAAATTGGTATAGCAGCTGACCCTATTCATGAGGCTCAGACTCCTATGCTAGAGGCTGCAACTAAAGAACTTGAGTCGGGTAAGCGCAAGCTTGGTCGCCTTATGGCTCGCTTCCCTGCAGACCGTGAAATTAATATTACAGATGAAGGTGTCCATAAGACACTTCCTCTTGTTAGATCTCTTGCTCGTACCATCTACCCAAAAGCACATGCTGAATTCTTTGCAGAAGCCTTTGCAGACTCCAATGCATATGACCGCGTAATCCTTCTTCGAGGTCTTTACACACAGGTTATGCATAACTTGGGTATGCATGGCAGTGAAAATGGTCAGAACCTTATGCGTCAGATCCTTCAAGAGAAGTTTGCTGATACTACATCGTTCCTTAGCCGTAGTGATTTAGCTGTTCCGCCACAACACGCGAGTTTTTTGAAGTCTCGCGGTATTCTTGAAGAGCAACCAGCACAAGGAATGGGTGGTTTGTTAAAGACTTCTTACGCTGGACCAGTAAACTTCTACAACGGAAAGCCTACTATTGGTAATCTACCATGGGCAGCTAAGCCTGGTGAAGCATCTCTTGCAGATTTTGCTTTTAATAATAGCAAGAGCGTCCAAGGACGCAAGTTAATCGATGCAGTTGGTGGCGCAACACGTAATCAATTCCTTCGTAAGATGGTAAATGGCTGGACTGTGGCAACTTTGTTCCCACGTTTAGGTATCCGTTCTGCACTTGACGAAGCTTTTATGTATTCTATGATGGCTCCAGGTGAGGATCTTTTCAAACTTGGTCTAGGACGCAAACTTCATAATTCTATTATTGCATTTTCTGGCTCAGACAAGGGAATTCCGCCAGTTAAAAAAGCCATCCTTAACTGGATGGATAAAAACCCTGCAAATACAGTAGCCCTTGAAAAGCGTTTTGTTAAGACTACTATCAATGGCGAAGAAAGACTGCGTCTTGAGAGCCGTGAAAATATTGCTACTGAGGTAGTCAAAGCTTTTGACCAGATTATCCCTCAGCACTTGCATGACAAGATGTACCAGGCTATGGTTAACCACCCAGAGATTGCCTCTGCTATGGTCAATTCCATCATTGGTAAGTCTGGTCTAGATCAAGTTGGTATTGTTGGTGGAGATTTAGCTAGCATGATTGTTAGCAACTCGCATTTGACTAATCTTTGGAAAGAACTTGGCTTCAAGCCAACAGGTAAATACCAAGAGTGGCAGGTTGAGGACTTAGCTAAGGTTAATGAGTCAGCAGTTTCTGCAGCTCATTATAAAAACTGGTTTATGCGAATGACTCGCAACTCCCATAACTTTATTGGTGACACAGATGGATACATCCATGCTGGTGAAACTTTTATCCGCAATAATGCATTGCGCACAGGCGAAGATTTTGAACACGCAAGAGACTACATCCTACAAAAGGTTGGCGTCAACCCAGAGACTATGGCTGTATCTAACCCTAAGGCTCTACAGCGTTACCTAGAACAATCACAGCAGACAGCACGTGACTCTATGAACGGCTGGACTGGGGTAGAGACTGCAGTCAAGCGTGTAGAAACCATGCTTTTGGATATGTATAACACATTCCATGGTAGCGGTGTTGCATTTAACGACAGACTCTATGACCATATTCGTGAAACTGCAGACTTCCTTAAGTCTACAGAGGGCATGGGTACACAGAAGTCTATCCGTGAGGCGCTTAACACTGTAGATGGCAAGACATTTGAGGAACTTACCCGTGGATTCCGTCCAGAAGGTAAGATCAATACAGACATTGGCTTCTCAAAGGTAGATTCTAACGAAGGCATGATGCAACAAATAGCCAACTGGGCTGATCATTCAGGATTTGGTAATCCAATGGAATGGATGGACGCACAGAACAACCACTTGTTCCGTCAGCCAGCACTCTGGGCTACCTATGCCAAGCTTCGTGAGCGTTATGACAACCTCGAGAAGAAGTATGAAGAAGAACTCTACCAGACTGGCATGAGCAGGAAACTGGCTACCGAACTAGCTGAAAAGAAGTTCACAGAAGCAGCCATGACCCATGCTGCTAACTATGTTTTAAGGGCTTCTGATAACCCTCTCGTCCGCTCTAATCTGTCATGGACACTTCGTACTACAGGACGCTTCTACAGGGCTACAGAGGACTTCTACCGCCGTGTATTCCGTCTTAAAGACGTAACACCACAGGTACTTTACCGTATGCGCCTAGCACACCTAGGCTTGCAGTCTAATGGATTCATCCATCCAGACCAGAACGGTGATCCATACCTAGTAATGCCAGCAGATAACATTATCTTTGCTGCATTCAACTCTGCAGGGGCTGCTTTGACAGGCAATCCTGATGCTATGAAGCAGCCTATGTTCAATGAATTTGCTGTCAAGTTAGCCATGGGAAACCCATCATTCCAACAGGATGCTGGTCAGCCAAGCCTATCAGGACCGCTGGTTGCTGTACCTATTCTTGGTATTCAAGCCATGCTTAAAGGCTGGGGCGGAGACCTAGGAAAGCGCGTTGCTAAAGACTTAGACAACGCTGTACTAGGTAACGTTAACCAAAACCTTGACTGGACTAAAGCTTTAGTTCCTTCATCTGTTCAGCGCGTATGGGCTATGTTACCTAAGGGTGAGCAGGATCAACAGGAAGTATCCGCTGCTATGCAGGCTGTTGCCTACAATGCAGCACACGAAAACATCTTATCTCCTGCCAAATATGCAGCTCTTCCACAAGAAGAACGTGCCCGTGCACTCAAGAAGTATCAAGATAGTATTCGTATATCTGCGCATAACATCATCTTCATGCGTACATTCCTAGGACTCATCTCACCTATTTCACCTACAATGCAAGAGGGCAAAGATGTTCCTGCATATCTAAAGAATGCCGGCATCAATGGACTACGTCCTGAGTTTGCTGACATTCTTCAAGGTGTAATGCGCAACTCAAAGGGTAGAATTCAAGACCCTTATGAGGCAGCACTCATGGCATTTACAGGTAAGCACCCAGGAAAACTGGTCTATACCGTTGCCCGTGATGACCGCCAGACCAATGTCCTAGTGAATAAAACTAAGGCTACTCAGGACTGGATGCTTACTAATGGTAAAAACATCAATACTTATGGTGATGCAGCCTTTATCTTTGCACCACACACAGGTGAATACAACAGCAATGTTTACACTTGGATGCAAGCAGCCGGTCTTATGCAGCAGCGCAAGCTAGGTGACTACCTTGATGAGGTTATGATTGCTCAAGATCGTCAGAAGTATTTTGATCTCAAGGCACAGGCTGAACAACTCTTTACCAACCCATCATATAACGCTATGCAGCGTCAGCAAATTCTTGACACACTTAAGGGTAAACAGGATCAACTCAAGAAAGATAATCCTTTGCTAGAAGAGGCACTCAATAGCAAGTCATTTGGTATTGGTAAGCAGCAGAAGATGGCTGATAACCTAGCTGGAATCTTATCTGACCCTAACTTTAAGATGGATCCTGCAGTGCGTAACAAGATGGCTACAGCATTTAAAATCTATAAGCAAGGTTTAGATGCTATCCGTAATGATACAACCAGTGATGTGGTTAACTCAGGTGCATCAAAGCAAGAAGTAAAGCAGCGCGTACTAGCAGCTATCCGTGAACTTGGTGGTTCTACTGGCAGAAATGCCCCACAAGATCCTGTGTTGGCTGAAGCTTCACGCGCTATATTCCAACCAATTCTTGATTTCTATGTCCGCAATAATATGAGAGCAGGTGCTTGATGGCTAATATATTTCAAGATATACAGCAGGCTCTTGTAGGTGGATTTTCTGGAGAGGTTAGCACTAATCCAACTCCAGTTAAAAAGAATGCAAAGCCAGTAGATGTAATCTATAGTGACCCTAATGCCCTCATTAATGAGATAGTCAATAAGGCTAACCAGACTGATCCTACTGCTACAAACACTGTATTTTCACAGGCTATTAGTCCTTTGACTAATGCTGTTGTGGGTGCAATGGGCACGCTACCTGACCAGTATTCTGCTACAGCTTTTGCTCAAGACTTTGGCGGTGGCATTGGTGCCCTTACCTCTGAGATTGATCCTAAGACTCGTCGTGCTTACATTGCACAGACAGATACTGATGGCGTTAAGCATGAAGTAGCAATCATTGGTAATCCCGATGACCCTACCCAGTATCAGATTTTGGATAAAGCTACTGCCGTACAGTTAATTATTAACCAGTACAAGGCTAAACCTGGTGGTATTCAAGCTCTTAAGAATGAACTATTTGACCGTAAGATCCTCAAGGGTAATACAGGTAAAGCTTCTCTTCTTGCCAAGGATAAGATTGATGGCGGGCTTGTTGCTGCACTTCTTACTGGTGTAGATAACCTTACAGCTAGCAACTTTAACAACTCTGCTAACAAGCAATTTGATTCTCTATCTAGCTACCTAAGCGGTACTCAGGGACTTGCTGGTACACGTACCTCAATGAATTACAGCTATACTCCAAAGGATATAGCTGCTCAAGATATCACTGCATTCATTCAACAAGAACTAGGACGTGGTGCTACAGCTAAAGAAGTAGCAGATTATACCTCTGCGCTCCAGACTTTCGAGCGTGAACACCCACAGAAGTCAGTAGTTACTACAGACAGACTGGGTCTAGAGAAGAACCGAGTCACCTATACAGGTGCATCTGATGCTGACAAGATGTCAGTTAAGGTAGCTGTTCTTGCCAAAGCACTTACAGCTAAGGGAGTAAACCCAGCTTCTATCTCTGAACAAGGTGGAGCCATTGCTCAGGGAATGGATCTTCTTAAGCAGACAGCTGGAGCCTACGGGCTTGTTGGCTATGACGATGCTAAAGCCTTGAACACAATGATTGGAACTCTTAAGCCAGGTGGAGACATCAAGGCTGAGCAGGAAAAGATGAAGCAGGTAGCAAAGGTTACATATAAGAACCTTGCATCTTCCCTTGACCAAGGTCTTACAGTCAAAGATGTGGCTGATCAATACGCTTATTACAACCAGAAGATCCTTGAGAAGCCAGGGGTTACTGATGTATTTGATCCTTATATCCAGAAAGCTTTGCACAATGATGGCAAGTCTGGACTCATGAGTACCAATGATTACGTCACATATCTTAAGAACCAGCCTGAATGGGCAAAGACACAGAATGCACGTGAAGAAGCAGCAGGTTACGCTAACACTATTCTCAAGCAGTTTGGACTAATCGCATAATGGCTAAAGTAGCAATAGATGGTGGCTCAGGTTCTTCGGTTAATGCTAGCAAAACTGCTGCTCAATTAGCAGCTGAAGCTGCATATACAACTGCAGCAAATGCAGTTCAGAATACAAAGACCCCAACTCAAGCACAGATAAATGCGCTTAAAAATGCAGCAACTGCTAAAACTACAACAACCCCACCGTTGCCAGATTACGCACAGGTTGTCAAGGATGCACAAGCAGACGTAGCATCTATAGGTACAACGATTACTGACATTAATAGTAACATTGCTGATGTTAATACTGCTGGTGCAGCAGCTGGTGCCATTGCACAGAATATGGGTGGTCCAGCATGGACACCAATTACTACAGTTTCCGGTGGCTCTTCTACATCTGGTCTAACCAGTGAGCAGTTAGATGCATTTGCACTGCTTAAATCTATCTTTACTAGCTATGGTCTTGCTGAGATGGTTCCATCTATCACCAAGTTAATGCAAGCAAACGTTGGTCCTAACCAAGCGGCTCTTATGCTTAAGACAGATCCAACCTATAATGCCCCATACCTTAAGCGTTTTGCTGGCAACCAAGCACGTGTTGCTGCAGGTAAGAATGCTCTTGATGAAGCCACCTACTTGACCCTTGAGAATAAATTCCGTGAATCGCTTAGCGCATATGGTCAAGATAAGTATGCTACTCAAGATGAATTTGCTGCTCTTATTGGTAATGATATATCTCCAACAGAGCTAGGCTCACGCCTTGATCTAGCGGTAAATCAAGTTCAGAATGCTGACCCTAATATCCTTGCTACTCTTAAGCAGTTCTATCCTACTATTTCACAGGCTGATTTGGTGGGTTACTTCCTTAAGCCAGATACAGCACTTGTTGATCTTACACAAAAGGTCACAGCATCTGAAATCGGTGCTGCTGCACTACAGCAGAACCTTGCTCCTTTGAGCACAGATCGTATGCTTGAGCTACAGAAGCTCGGTGTAACCCAGGACACAGCACGTACTGGTTTCCAGAACGTAGCAACGGTATTGCCTGAGGCTAAGAAGCTCAGCAGTATCTATGGCGAAGCTGACATTAAGTACACACAACAGACTGGTGAAGAAGAGTTCCTACAAGGAACAGCATCTGCTGCGCGTAAGCGTAAGCAACTTGCTGAACTTGAGAAAGCTTCATTCAGTGGAAATAGCGGTGTAGATACAGCAAGAGGCAGTAGCCTCGCAAGGAACATGCAAGGTTCCTTCTAAATAGAATCCTGACGTGGACCAACCAGCCCCACGCAGCGTAACAAGTCTGGTAGTAGAAGCCACCATAGTTTCCCCGAACCTTGGTGAGGTCTGCGATACAACTAACAGAATGGGAGAACGGTTGCTATGGCAACAAACAACGACTGGGAACTAGATGACGACTTCGATGACGAAGATAGTCAGCCACAATCAAACGACGGAAGCGATCTTTTAAAGAAGCTTCGTAGAGCGAAGCGGGCAGATGAAAAGCGCATTAAAGAACTCACTGAGCAGCTTGAGGGTTTATCCAAGGTGCAGCGTGAACGTGTTATCAAAGAAGTCCTAGATCAAAAGGGTGTTAACCCTAAGGCAGCACGTCTTATTATGAAAGACCTAGACGATATTACCGAAGAGTCAGTATCACACTGGCTTGAAGATAATGCGGATTTGTTTGGAATTAAGACAGAGCCTCAAGTTAGCCCGGAGCAACAGCTGGACCGTGCTGCATTACGTCAGCAGGACATTGTTACTCAGAGCGCAGTATCACCCGACAAACAGATGGATGCAATGCAACGTATTAACGACGCCACTGAGGAAGAGTTAATTGCAATGATCCAATCTGGAAACTTTTAATCAACCGAACTAACATCCTCAAAGGAGGTGCAACACAATGGCTAACAACGCATATACAACTACCGGGTCCTCAACACTCGGAGGTACAGTTGGTGGTGCAGGTCTCGTACAAAAGGCGTATGATCGTCTTATCGAGTTCGCACTACGTACACAGCCACTCATCCGCCAAGTAGCGGATAAGACACCAGCTCGTCAGAGCATCCCGGGTTCATCAGTAGTATTGCAGCGCTACGTCGACTTAACTAAGAAGATCTCAACTCTTACTGAAGAAGTCGATCCAGATGCAGTAGCATTGGCGACCCCAACATACACAACCATTACATTGGCTGAGTATGGAAACGCAGTACTTGTTACACGTGCGCTCGAACTCTTCAGCCTTGCTGACGTAGATCCAGCTGTCGCTAACATCATTGCATACAACATGGCAGACTCACTCGATGATGTTGCTCAGAACGTACTACGCGGTGGAGACAATGCTCTTTACGGTGGAACACGTACATCTACAGCAACACTTACATCATCTGACGTATTCACATCAGCTCTTGCTCGTAAGGCAACAGCTAAGCTTCGTGCTAACAAGGCTATCCCACGCAAGGGTTCACTCTACTGGGCTGGTATCCACCCAGAAGTAGCTCACGATCTCCGCGCTGAAACAGGCGTAGGATCATGGCGTCAGCCACACGAATACCAGAGCAACGATGCTATCTGGGCAGGAGAAATCGGTACATACGAAGGTGCATTCTACGTAGAATCACCACGTCTGTACAACGATTATGTTGGTGCTGCTAAGTCAACATCTACAACAACAACTACTGCTTCATCTGCAGTTGGATCATATGTTCTTGCTGTTACATCTTCATCAGGTATCTTGGTATCTGACGCTGTGACAGGAACTAACATTCCATCAGGTGCACAGGTTGTTTCTATCTCAGGTCTCAACGTAACAATTGATACCGCTATCACAACACAGGTTACATCAGGTGTATCACTCTCATTCACACATGAGACAAAGGTATTCAACACCTACTTCGCAGGACAGCAAGCACTTGCTGAAGCCGTTGCTGAAGAGCCACATGTTGTTATCGGACCAGTCGTTGACAAGCTCATGCGTCACCGTCCACTCGGATGGTACGGCGTACTTGGCTTCGCTCGTTACCGTGAAGAAGCGCTTTACCGCGTTGAAACTTCATCTTCAATTAACTACTAATAGTTGACTGACGCTGGCAGAGGGGCAGTGATGTCCCTCTGCTGGAGTAAGTTCACTATAAAGGAGAACCATGGCTCAGTACTACTTCTCTCCACCGACAATCTCAGAAGGACCTGCTGGTGGTGGACGCCTATTCATTCGTTACCGATTGAACCGTGGCATCACCGTACTACGTACGCAGGGAGTCTGGTCTGAGATCCGTTACCCAACGGAAGATCAAACCCGTGCTGCTGAATGGGTATTCACAGGTGGCTACAAGAACCCAATCTCAGATGTACAAAGAACTGAGCTGATAGCCAACGGCTATGGCTCCTACATTACGTTGGAGTAACATGCATAAGCACATAAGTAAAGTAGCCCAGTGGGGCTCTGAACTTAAAGACGGAGATGTGCGACAGTTTGCATCATTATGGGGATGTACCCTATGTGATGTTGTCTCAGATAAACCATTTAAGTATGAAGAAGAAATCTTTATTGATCACTCGGATTGTGAAAACAATCCATGCTTTGGGTGTAAAGCTAAAACCCTACAGCTAGCCACTGGAGATGCGTCTGGCAATATCATAGCCAGCGGTACTACTCAGAAGAAGTGGGATAGCGAACTAGAGTTCTACAGAGATGCAAGAGCACAAGGCGTCCAGCCCGAAGGCACTAACCGCAAAGCTGTGGAGAAAGCGTTAGAGGCTTCCGCTGAACTTAATAAGCCCTATGACGCAGGCACCATGCCTAAGTCAGATCACATCACCAAAGAATCAGTAGCGGTTATGAAAGAGATAGGACAAATATAATGGCAGCAATGGGAATGACACCAATGTCTAAGAAGGCAGATGCTAAGCAAGATAAGAAGGCTATGTCAGGTATGAAGCCTGCACAGAAGTCAGCTTTCAAGAAGGCTGACGCAAAGATGGATGCAAAGAAGCCATCAGCTAAAGCAGACATGAAGATGGACAAAGCTCTAGCAAAAAGAATTATGAAGAAAGGCAAGTAATTATGTGTATTGAATGTGGTTGCACAGATGCAAATGGCAACGAGCTAGCAGTAACCATCAAAGCCCCCGTACGAGTAGCACCAGGACAAGACGCCTCTGCTATAAGCGGTTTTGATGTACCCCTAACCGATCGAAAAGGAAGATAACAATGTCAGCAGATATGATGAACCCAAAGAAGCGTAGCGCAGCTACAGATGTCTCATCAGTAAACAAAGCAGACTTCATGGGCGGCGTCGCTCCTGCAGTTGCAAACATTTACCCAACACGCATGGGCGATGGAACAGCTAATGGTCCAGCACAGCTTGTTCAGGGTGTTTACGTACAGCCTGAAGGCGGACGTGCTAAGTAATGCCTAATCGCATTCCTACACCAGGCATCCCAACTCCTGCAGTACGCAAGTCACCAGCAGCCCAAAAGGCTATGACTGGTGAAGCAGCAATTGCACAGTACCAGAAGGAAATTTCTCCATCTGGTATGGCATCTGCTGCTGCTGCTAACCGCAAAGCAATTGATAAGAAGTACCCAGGTCTTTACATTACTCCAAAGCCAAAGGCTAAGTAGTGACAGAGCACATGGGCTTTAAGAAAGCACAGAAGTCAATTGCTAAGAAGCAAGGAATCCCTATGAAGAATGCTGGCGCAATTCTTGCTGCCGGTGCACGTAAGGCTTCCCCAGCTGCAAAGAAAGCAAACCCTAACCTAGCAAAGGTTAAGGGAACAGCCAAGAAAGGCAAGTAAATGTCAGACCCTAGACTAAAGCGGGCAGGAGTATCGGGCTTTAATAAGCCTAAGCGTACACCAAGCCATCCAACTAAGAGCCATGTAGTGGTAGCCAAAGACGGTGACAAGGTCAAGACTATCCGCTTTGGTCAACAGGGAGTAACAGGCGATCATAAGCCAACAGCACGTCAGGCTTCATTCAAAGCCCGTCATGCTAAGAACATTGCCAAGGGCAAGATGAGTGCCGCATATTGGGCAGATAAGGTGAAGTGGTAATGACATACGGTAGAGCAGGAAGCACACTACGTGATGAACTTAATCGCCTTGCTAATGGCGGTGGTACTTCATACCCGGCATACACAGAATACCTTGCAGAGCAAGGTGCAGCTAACAAGTGGGCTGGCATTACTAACGGCAAGCTTGGTGTTGTAGGCGCACTCAATAAAAAGTACGGCACCACAAATCCAGCAGCATATGTTGGTC